ATGTCTCATGAAGTTTAAACTTAACGAAACATCTTTGTCATTGCGCATCAAGAACTCTGCTCTTCTATCTGCCAATGGTTGATTGCCAAAGGTTTGAGCCATTGCCTGTTGATCCATTTGATTATTTTTAGAATCTTTTGAAGCGTTTATGATTGTATCAAAAGAAGTTAAAACATCTAGCACATTTCTTACCGGGCAAATGAACTTAACATTCTTGGTTATGTACTTAGCTATTATTTCTACGCCTTGCGGGCTTGGCCAGTTTAGGTTCTTGTCGATAATGTACTTGGCTGATTTGTCTTGGTAGAACGCATGTGGCATTGTTGCAATGGTGTCATCTATTGCGGCACTTCTGTCGTAATCTACGTTCTCTAGTTCATTGTGGCTTTGCGTTTGCGTAAGCATCATCTTAAACAATGGACTTGCGGGCGACACCCAAATGTCTGGATTCTGATTTAATATTTGACTTAGTATCGTTGCGCCGGAGCGTTGCATTCCGAGCTAAGAAAAAGAATTCTTTCAATTTATTTTCCTTCGTGTTTAGTTTACAAGTTTGTTGACATTATATACCAGTTGGTACCATCATACACTATGGTTGCATTTTTGCCGGCAACAGTAGATGTAATATCTGTTCCTAGCGTGCCATTGTCATGACTGTATACGTTGCTTGATGCTGATACAACCTTATGGTTAACCCAGTTGATAAATGTTACTGCACGTCCGATGTGTGCTGAACCAGATGGTAGTGTAACAACTAAGTTACTTGTTTTAGTATTGACAATGTAGTTCTCGGTATCGGCCAACGTAAAGTCTGCATTCTTTTCTACTGGTGCAGTTGATGCATAGTATTTAGAAACTTTAGCATAACCAGTTACTGATGCGCGACTTGTATCGACATCAAGACCAACACCAGGAACTCTAAAGTTTGTAACGCTTGCGTTGCCCAGTGTTATCTGATTGGATACGGTGGCTGATGTTGCTTCGGCGTTGTAACCAATAACGGTGTTGTTAGAACCAGTCGTCAGGTCATTGGTGCCAGAACTTGCTGCGTCTTTTCCAATAATAGTATTGGTAGTACCAGTTGTTAGTATATCGCCAGCTCGGTAACCTATTGCAACGTTGTCTGCACCAGTAGTTGCTGCCGTAAGTGCTTCATAACCAATTGCAGTGTTATTGCTAGCCGTAGTTAAAGTATCAAGTGCGTTTACACCAATGGCAACGTTGTTGCTACCGGTTGTTATTGAAAATGCAGCTCCATTACCAACTGCTACGTTTTCTTGGCCGGTTATATTTGACTGTAGCGCACCAGCTCCAATTGCTGCATTAGAAGAACCAACAGTGTTTGCGTTTAATGTGTTAACACCAATTGCAGTATTGTTGCTACCGGTAATGTTTGCACTTAATGCACCTTGACCAATCGCAACGTTTAAGCCACCAGTGGTGTTGGCTGACATTGACTGAGGACCAATTGCAACGTTTTGGTCACCAGTTGTTGTGTTCCTTAATGCACTACCACCGATTGCTATATTTTCTTTGTCTTGTGCTTTTTCTAAAGCATTGCCGCCGATTGCTATTGAGCGTACACCGGTTATATTTTCGTAAAGCGTTTGATTGCCAATGGCAATGTTGTCACCACCAGTTGTGGTTTTAAACAATGCTTGGTAACCTATCACAACATTTGCATTAGCTGTTGTAGTGGCTTTAGCGGCTTCGGACCCAATTGCTATGGAACCTTCGGCTCCATTGGCATTGGTCAATGCATAAAAACCAATGGCTACGTTTCTGTTGTTTGTTGTGTTGTAATAAAGTGCAAAATTGCCAATGGAAACATTTTCAGAACCGCTTGTATTTGTATACAAAGATTGACGACCTATTGCAATGTTTCTAGAACCTGTTGTGTTTAAATTTGCTGCTTCTTGACCAATAGCTAAGTTAGCTGTACCAGTAGTGTTTGCTCTTAATGCACCTTGCCCAATTGCAACGCTGTTGCTAGCACTCGTATTAGACAGCAATGCTTCATAACCTACTGCAGTGTTATTTGCACCACTGGTAAAATTCTTCAATGCACTTCTACCAACTGCTGTGTTCTGCGTGCCAGCTGAGCCCATTGGCGAACCTTCCATGGCGCTGGTACCAATAGCCGTGTTGTCTGAAGCCGTTGCAAAGAACTGGGAGTTATTTCCGATTGCTACGTTTCTAGAACCAGAAACATTATTTTGTAGCGAACCAGCTCCGATTGCTGTGTTTTGACCACCAGTTGTTAGAGTGCCACCAGCGCTGTTGCCTATTGCAGCATTACTTGACCCAGTAGTTAAAAGAGCTAAAGCACTTGAGCCAATGGCCATGTTAAAGCTACCGGTTGTTACGGCATTAAGTGAAGCAAAACCAATTGCTACGTTACTAGCTCCTGATGTCACCTTTTGCATTGTCTGTTTACCAATAGCTACGTTGTTGCTTCCTGTTACTATTCCAGTTCCAAGAAATCCAGCGAACATTGCATCTTTGCCGATTGCAATGTTACCGCTACCAGTTTTCAAGCTTAGTCCAGCATATGAACCGATTGCAACGTTTTCGTTACCCGTAGTGTTGTAGTATCCGGCGTTTTCACCAATACCAACGTTTCTATTGCCAGTGGTTAATGCAAACGAGTAGTGGCCAATTGCCATGTTGCGACCACCAGTTGTTACACCTCCACCATAGAAGTCACTACCACCAAGTGCACGGAACCCTAATGCAACGTTTCTAGCACCAGTTGTAATATCACGCAATGCATCTGTGCCAATTGCTACGTTGTAACCACCAGAGGTAATGTCGTCCATTGCATTTGCGCCAATGGCAATGTTTGATCCAGAACCTGCACCAGTTGGTGCAACACCTGACATTGCATTGAAGCCAGCTGCCATGTTGAAGCCAGTAGCACCTGAGTAATAAATGTAACCAGTTGTTTGGTAGACATCCCAGCCAATGCCTGTAGGTCCCGTTGGTCCGGTCGCGCCCGTTGGCCCCGTTGCGCCAGTCGGTCCCGTATACCCAGTCGGCCCCGTATACCCGGTAGGTCCGGTGTCTCCCGTAGGTCCGGTGTACCCTGTCGGGCCCGTATATCCAGTCGGACCCGTGTAACCGGTTGGACCGGTCGGGCCAGTGTATCCAGTCGGTCCTGTATACCCGGTCGGTCCAGTAGGTCCAAGATTACCAACTACGGCAAACTGCAAATAAACTAAATCGTTGTTATCTAAATCAGCGGTGCCACCAGCAATAGTGTTTATGCCGAATCTGTACCAACCAACCTCATCTGTTGCAGATGTTATTTCTATCGTTCTTGATTCTCCAGAATCGGATGATTCAATGTACAAGTACGCTTTTGGTGTTGATGTTGATGCGGCAATGATGTCATAAAACGGTTCAAGGTTTTGATTGGTTGCATCAACATCATCAATAATTAATTCTGTTGCGGCAGTTTGACTTACGTTGTTAAACCTGAAGAAGCTAACACCTGGGTCTGATGCGGTTGTGTTGGTGGAGAAATAGTATTGATATCCACCAAGACCATTTGCACCTGTCGCTCCCGTCGGTCCAGTAAAACCTGTAGGTCCGGTAGGACCGGTAAAACCTGTCGGTCCCGTCACAGTTGACGCAGCACCTGTCGCTCCCGTTGGTCCGGTAAAACCGGTCGGTCCTGTGAAGCCCGTCGGGCCTGTCACAGTTGATGCAGCGCCCGTGGCACCTGTAGGTCCTGTAAATCCTGTAGGTCCTGTAAATCCAGTTGGTCCGGTCGGTCCGGTCACAGTAGAAGCCGCACCTGTGGCCCCTGTAGGCCCTGTCGGTCCGGTGTCTCCTGTCGGTCCGGTTACAGTTGATGCTGCACCAGTAGCTCCGGTAGCTCCCGTAGGACCTGTCGGGCCGGTTACCGTAGAGGCTGCACCGGTGGCTCCTGTAGGTCCTGTCGGCCCTGTAAAACCTGTCGGGCCGGTAACGGTGCTAGCTGCTCCTGTTGCCCCCGTAGCGCCAGTAGGCCCTGTCGGTCCCGTAACAGTGGACGCTGCGCCTGTTGCGCCAGTCGGGCCAGTCGTAACCCATGCTAAAGAGTTCCATGCGGTTACGCCATCACCAATTTTAAATCCAGGTCCAGGAGCAGTTGCAGTAGCAGGACCAGTTGCAGGAAGTGTTTGAGGTGGTCCAGCATCAGTGCAAATGCCTATTTCACCTACAAGCAATATAGGGTTAGCGTTATACCAGTTAGCTTGCGTGTCTCTGCGCAGTTGCAAAATTGTTGCCATAGTTAGAAGTTCCTTATGTCTGAACGTTTAAGAAGGTCGCGACGTAGATCAAATACGTATTCTGCTGTTCCTGCCGCACCATTGTTGCAATCAAATTTTTTTAATCCTGTGGTGGCTGCTAAAGCTGGTGCAGTATTTGCATCTAGCAAGAAGTGAAACTGTATGCTTGATGCTTGACCGCCGTCAATAATATCTTCATCTTGGTGCTTAATTAGAAGTTGGTCATTTTGCTTGGTCAGCTCTCTTTTAAGCGTGTTTAACTGACGAACAAGTACGGCATTGTTTGCCCCTTGTAGATTGTAAGCTCCGCTACTCCACGTGGCTCTAATCGGAATCACCATCCTTATGAACTTTTTGTATTTCTAAAGTTGCGACTTTTTTGTTTGCGGACAACTGTAAAATTAATTCCTGCAACTCGTCATCCGAGAGAGATTTGACCGAGGTCTCTGACTTGATGTTCAGAGTTTGACTTTGCTGCAGGAAACCGGTGGCACGCAAATAAAGCTCAGAAGATTTGACATCCCCTGAGATTGCTTTAACATATAAGGCATCTAATAGTTTTTGTGTGCGGTCGGGTGACTGGGCTAGGCCTTCTATTCCTAGGCGCCATCTTTCGATAAAGGCTTTCTTCTTTTCCCAGTAGATAAGGGTGTTAATATGCACTTTGGCTAATTCGGCATATTCTCTTTTGGTGGCTGGTGTACGTGCGTCTTCGGGCGTCAGCAGCCAGGCAAGATAATCTTCTTGCTCCTGATTCAACATTAAGGATTCAACTCTTGGCATGATACAAACCTCTCTACCCTATAGCAAAATTTTCCCTCTTTACGAAGCAAAGCACTTGATTTGGGTGCCAGCTTTTGATATAATGGGCATTTCCACACACACAAAGGAGATTAAACATGGAAGAAAGTACACCGTCGGCAAAGAAACAGTTCCCTAGGTTTCATCAACCGGCAAGATTCTACCGCACCAATTTAAACGGCCCACTTAAAATAACTAAGGCTGATGGCACGGTAGAGGTCAAACCGGCAATGACAGCCGAAGAGTTGACTGCTTTTCTGGATCAATATCCAAACTGCGATTAAGCATGTGTGTCAAAGGTCACAAACATTTTTTGTTTAAAAGTGCTTTTTTTGGCAAAAAGTGTCTACTATGTGCTATACTAGACTTCTACTTCTTAATAACTTCTTTCTTCTACTTCTTACTTCTTAAGAAGTTAGAAGTTAAGAAGTATATAATAACTTCTTTCTTCTTTTCTTAAGAAGTAGAAGTTAAGAAGTAGAAGTAGAAGTTAGAAGTAAAAGCCGCAAATACCGTTTAAAAACAAAAAGGAACACAACATGCTAAAAGAAACAATTAAATTTAGACTAGGCAAAGCGCCTCTAGTTAAAGAAAAAATTATCGTCCTAGAAGAACAAGATGGAGGCAAAGCAGTCATCTTCCCAATGTACCGTGAGAAGCAGGACTATGCACATGCCGAAGTTGCTGTAGTAGGAGAAGTCCTAGAACTTACCGGCAAATGGGGCACCGACAAAAAGACGGGCAAACTTCAATTCTACGTAGACAAAGCATATAGTGCCAAGATTGCCAAAGAAGAAACGCAATCCAACCCTCCAGTAAATGTTAATACCGGCAAACCAGAACAAGTGCCGCAAACATTAACACTTGCTAAAAAAACTACCTTAGTAGAAAACATGACGAAGAACTTCTACCCTGGTCCTTTGTTTGATGGCGACCCATATGCGATCAACCCTGAGGTTGACTTCATAGAGTCAGA